AGGTCTTACAGTTCATCCTATGATGGCTATGGACGCTACACGTATTCCACGTGGTTCACGACCTGAGATTGCCCCCGGCAAGCTCCTGCTAACCAACGGTAATCCTGCTGAGATCCTCCATCCATTCAACTTCGGACAGGTAAGTCAAATTACCTTCGCACAAGCAGAAGCTCTTCAGCGTATGGTACAGACCTCTACAGGCGCTGTAGACTCTACGGGTGTTGGTGGTCAAGTCAGTGGTGAAGCAACCGCTGCTGGTATCTCTATGAGCTTAGGAGCTATCATTAAGCGTCATAAGCGTACCTTGATTAACTTTCAGGAAGCATTCCTTATTCCTTTCGTTGAGAAGGCTGCGTTTAGATACATGCAGTTTGATCCAGATAACTACAAAGCAACAGACTATAAGTTCTCTGCTTCTTCCAGCTTAGGTATTATGGCCCGTGAGTATGAGGTTACACAGTTAGTTCAGTTGATGCAGACTATGTCTCCTGAGTCTCCTGCTTATCCTGCTTTGATTGAGTCTATAATCAACAACATGAATATCTCCAATAGAGAAGATATCATCAAGACCCTGCAAGCAGCACAACAACCTAACCCAGAAGCACAGCAAGCTGCTCAAGCTGAACAACAAGCTCAAGCTGCCTTCCAGAAATCACAGACTGATGCTCTTAACGGTCAAGCTGCTGAGTCTATGGCTAGAGCTGAGAAGATCAAAGCAGAGGCTGCTGCAATACCACAGGAGCTTGAGATCCAAAAGATCAAAGCAGTTACGTCTAACCTACAGGTAGGTACTAAAGACGATAAAGAGTTTGAGCGCCGGTTGAAAATAGCCGATCTTAAACTGAAGCAGAAGGATTTGAGGGTTAAGGAGCAATCTGTAATGCTTCAAAATCAGAGAGCAGCTACTCCTCCTCCTCCACCTCCTCCTGCTCCAGAACAACCACAGGCTGAAGAAATGCCTATGACACCACCACTTTAACTCACGGAGTAAGATAATGGTAAACGATAGAGATTTTAAAATGGCTATGGATCAGATCAACAAAGCCTTTGCGGCAATCAACAAGGAAGTAGCTGCACTTAGGGAAGAAATGGAAGCTGCAAAAAAGAATAAAAAAGCTTGATTTTATTCCTTAAATATGGTATAATATACTTGTAGTACACATATTACATTAACCCCTGTCCTTTCGGAGAAACAGATGCAACAAGATGCTCAAGCAATAGAGTTCGATAAATACTACAACGCAATGAAAGATTTATTTCTTTCTGAGGGTTGGGATTATTTGATTAAGGACTTAACGGCTAACGCAAACCACATCAACTCAGTAGAATCAGTAAAAGATAACGAAGAACTCTTTCATCGAAAGGGTCAGTTAACGATACTGGCTAACCTACTAAATCTAGAGAATCAATTAGAGACTCTAAGACAACAGCAAGAAGAAGCTGAAACCACAGAAGAAGCATAATGCGCTTAATCTATGACTTTCAATGTTCAGACAATCACGTTACTGAAGGTTTTGTTTCTTCAGACGTAACTGAGCATCCTTGCGGTTTATGTGCTAAAACAGCACAAAGGATCATTTCTCCTGTTCGTACAAAGCTAGATCCTATCTCAGGGGATTTCCCCGGAGCTACGATGAAGTGGGCTAAGAATAGAGAGAAGCAGATCAAACACGAAAGGAAGACAAACTCTTAGTTGAGAACTTCCATACTATAGTCCTCCATAATACGATACGGTACGGAGTTTAATGATGGCAGCTACATTTGTTGACGATGACAGTTTAGATGATCAAGAAGACAACGATCAAGAACAGGCTCAGTTCGCTGAGGAACCTATTCAAGAAGAAGAAGAAGGTATTCCAGATAAGTACGCAGGAAAGTCTGTACAGGATATTGTACGGATGCATCAAGAAGCTGAGAAGCTCTTAGGCCGACAGAGTGCTGAAGTTGGAGACTTACGAAAAGTTGTTGATCAATACATCCAGACACAACTCACGCCAGCGCAGGCTAATAATCATACACAGCAAGAAGAGGCTGAAGACGAGATAGACTTTTTCTCTGATCCTGAAAAGGCAGTACAGAGAGCTATTGATAACCACCCTAAAGTAAGGCAAGCAGAGCAGTTCCACACTCAAGTAAGAAAGAACAACGCTCTACAAACCCTACAGCAGAAACACCCAGATATGGCAGATATCCTATCTACGCCATCGTTCGGTGAGTGGGTTCAAGGCTCTAAGATTAGGACTCAGTTATTTTATCAAGCAGATAAGCAGTACGACTACGAAGCTGCCGATGAACTTTTCACTAACTGGAAGGAACGTCAAGGCATAGTAAATCAAGCTGTAACTGCTGAGAAACAAACTAGAAGTAAGGCTGTAAGACAAGCATCTACTGGTAGTGCAAACGGTAGTACTGAAGCTTCTTCTAGAAAAGTATATCGACGAGCAGACATTATTAAACTTATGAGAACTGACCCAGAACGATATGCGTCGCTTTCAGATGAAATCATGAAGGCGTACTCTGAGGGAAGGGTAAAATCCTAAACTATTATTATTAAGAGAACTATATTATGGCTACTTCAACATTCCCCGCAACTGGCGGGTTTGTAGACAACACAAGCGCAGCAACTTTTATTCCAGAGATTTGGAGTGATGAGATCATTGCTGCTTATCAAAAGAATCTAGTCTTAGCTCCACTCATCAAAAAGATGTCGATGAAGGGTAAGAAAGGCGATACTATCCACATTCCAGCACCTACCCGTGGTGCAGCAAGTGCTAAGGTAGAAAATCAAGCAGTAACCGTACAGAATGCTGTAGAGAGTGAAGTCGTTGTTACTATCGACAAGCACTACGAGTATTCACGTATCATCGAAGACATCACAGAAACTCAGGCTCTGTCATCTTTGCGTCAATTCTATACCGGCGATGCTGGTTATGGTTTGGCTAAGCAAGTAGACGATGATCTGTTTGCTCTGGGTAAATCCTTTGGTGACGGTGACGGTACTGATTGGACTAACACGGCTACTTACTACTGTGACGCATCTACTGGCCTTACGGCTTATGCTGTAGACACCGTAGCAACTGCTGATGTCTTTACTGACGAATGTTTCCGTAAGCTGATCCAGCTCATGGATGACAACGATGTTCCTATGGATAATCGTTCTTTCGTCATTCCTCCTGCACTCCGTAACGCTATTATGGGCATCAACCGATACGTGTCTTCGGACTTCGTAGAAGGTCGTTCTGTAGTTAACGGTAAGCTGGGCAACTTGTACGGTGTTGATATCTACGTCACCAGCAACTGCCCTATCCTCGAAACAGCAGTTGAAAATGCTGCTGGTGGTATCGTTCGCGGTGCTCAGTTCATCCACAAAGACGCTTCAGTCCTTGCGGAGCAAATGGGTGTTCGTTCACAGACTCAGTACAAGCAAGAGTTCCTCGGTACTCTATATACTGCTGATATGTTGTACGGCACTAAGGTAGTACGTCCAGAAGCTGGTTTCGTACTTGCAGTAAACGGTTAATAACCCTTTGTATCTGGGGGTCAGCAATGGCCCCCTTTTACTTTTCTAATACTTATTAAAAGGGAAGGGTACTATGCCGTTATACAGAGGAGCAGGTGGCGCTGGGGATGCAAGCACAGACGCTTATGCGAGCTACGTAGCGGAACAAGCCCAACTAGCAACACTTAGAGCAACAGAGGCTAATGCCTCAGCTATCGCAGCAGCAGCTAGTGCATCTAGCGCAGCGGCTGACGAAGCACTAACAAATGCAGACGCTGTTTCTACAGCAGCGAATGTCGTAACTACAAATGCAGATGCAGCCTCTACAGCCGCTGATGTAATAACTACAGCAGCCAATGTAGTACTAACCGCAGCAGACGCTGCATCTACAGCTAATGACGTTATCAGTACTTCTGCTGACGTAGTAACTACAGCAGCTAACGCTTCTTCAGCAACAGATAGTGCAGCATCAGCAACAGCTAGTGCTTCTGCTGCCTCCACGTCAGAAACTAACGCAAGCGTAAGTGCTTCTGCCGCTTCTACTTCAGAGACTAACGCAGCCACTAGCGAAACTAACGCAGCTTCTAGTGCTACAACAGCAACTACTCAAGCAACCAATGCAACAGTTAGTGCATCTGCTGCTTTAATTTCAGAAAACAATGCTTCTGCTTCTGCCGCTTCTGCAAGCACTTCAGAAACAAATGCTTTTTTAAGCTCTACAGCAGCAGCTACATCAGAGACTAATGCAAGTAACTCAGCTAGTTCTGCGGCTACTTCAGAAACTAACGCTGCTACCAGCGCCTCTTCTGCATCTACTTCAGCTACAGCAGCAGCTACATCAGAAACAAACGCTGCTTTAAGTGAGACTAACGCAGCTACTAGCGAAACCAATGCGGCAACTAGTGAAACTAACGCAGCAGCCAGCGCAGCTAATGTTCTTTCTTCAGAAATCAATGCAGCAGCTAGTGAAACAGCAGCAGCTACAAGCGCATCAGCAGCAGCAACTAGCGCAGCTAACGCAGCTAGTGAAGTAAGTACAGCTATTGCTGATCTAGTTGATTCAGCACCAGCTACACTAGATACCCTAAATGAATTAGCGGCTGCTTTGGGTGATGACGCTAACTTCTCAACTACCGTAACTAACTCACTTGCTACTAAACTTACAGATTCTTCAACTTTGAATGCAGATAACATGACTACAGGAACACTAAACGGTGGGACATATTAATGGCTACTAAAATTATTACAAAGAACAGTTCAACAGCTACATCTATTCCTACTGCTGGTGATCTAGTACAAGGGGAATTAGCTGTAAACGTAACGGACAAGCGTTTGTTTACAGAGGATAGCGGTGGCGCTATAGTGGAGTTGGGTACTAACCCTTCTACTTTAACGGTTACTGGGGCAATCACAGGAGCGGCGACATTTAGTGGTGACATAATCACTACAACATTAGGCACAAGTAACTTCCGCGCAGGTGTCAACGCAGGTAACAGCATTATAGCGGGTGGTAATTATAATGTTCTTGTAGGCGATCAAGCTGGTACTGCGATTACTACTGGTACTCAGAATGTTTTAGTAGGTTATCAATCTGGTGATGCTATTACTATAGGGACTAACAACACGGCTTTGGGACACAACTCTTTAACCGCTCTTACTACTGCAAGTTACAACGTAGCCATAGGGCGCAAGGCGTTACTTAATGCCACTACAGGTACATATAATACAGCCGTTGGTACAGATGCGGGATTGGCAATAACCACAGGCACATTCAACACCCTCATCGGTGGTCTTGCAGGTGATGGGGCTACTACAGCATCTTACTCTACTGCACTAGGTTACGGTTCTTTAGGCGGTGCAATGACAGGAGAAGGCAATGTTGCGTTAGGCGTAAACACTCTTCTTGTCGCTACAAGCGCACATAGCAACACGGCTGTGGGTACGAGTGCAATGTCATCAGCTACAACTGGCACTAACAACGTAGCCGTAGGTCGTAATGCACTAGACGCTAACACCACAGCATCTAACAACACAGCCGTTGGTTATTCATCTTTAGGAGCAAACTCCACAGGCGCTAATAACGTGGCGCTAGGCGCAAGTGCTTTATTCGCAAACACCACAGGCGCTAACAACACCGCTGTTGGTGGTCAAAGCGCACTTGGGGCTAATACTACTGGCGCACAAAACACTGCTATTGGTGGAGGTGCTTTAGCCGCAAACACCACAGCATCTAACAATACTTCGGTGGGTCATGCCTCGCTAATAAGAAACACCACTGGTGCAAATAATGTGGCCGTAGGGGTTGATGCTTTAAACTTTAACACTACAGGTGCTAACAACACAGCCGTTGGTGTGTCTGCAGGCGATGCAATGGTTGGAGCGCAAGAAAATACCGTTTTAGGGGTACACGCTGGTGGAGCTGTA